CAACCCCATGCAGGTTGTCACGGTTGATACAGTTCGTCATAAGGTTCACTGGGATTTTGCCAGCCTTGCTTCCTGCTGGAAAATCGTTGGCGACACTTGTGGCGATCTGGGTGTACCGCGACGCTTGTATCCTGATGCTCCTGATAGTGCTGAGCTGGATGGCTTGGTGCTTGATGCGAGTAGCAGGGCCTCGAGTGCAACTCTCGATGTACTTACCGAGCTGTTTCAAGCTCGGCAAGATTTGGAGTTGATGAGGTCCGTTGCGCATGCGTTCAATAGCAAAGTACTGGACCTAGCCAAAGAGGCAATCCGTTCCGGCCGTAAGAATCCCTGGAAACGTTTCAGGGAGCTTTGGTTGGAGGAACGCTTCGGTATCAGGCCCATGTGCTATCTGTTTCGGGATATGGCGAAAGCCTACTCGAAGTTCTTGAACTCACATGTGTTCAACGTTGGGAAGGCAGCAAGTCAATTTGACATCTCTACCCGTGATTTAGTTACTGGTGATAACGGATACCAGGCCTATATGACGGAAGATGTCCTTGAGGGGAAACTAAAGCTAAAAGCAATTGCGTATGTTGAGCATAGATTGTCCAACATACTCGGCTTTGACCCTTTTGTGACCGCTTGGGAGTTGACGAGATACTCGTTCGTTGTTGATTGGTTTATCAACGTTTCCGGATGGGTATCAACGCTGCGCCCGAGACTCACGGGTCAGTTTCTTGGTGCTGGTGATAGCTGGGCGTACGATGTCACCTACACGCGGACTTTTACTAGTCTTGCGCTGCATGGTGATGGTACGGGTTCCTGCCCTCCCGTCATTTGGACCGAGAAGACATTGAGTTACACGAGGGAGCCTGCATCCGTTCCCTTTCCCAGCTTCAACCCGAACCTCAATTGGGCGAAAGTTGTTGACCTTGCCGCGCTCTTTGTTACGGGGCGTGAAAAGGTCTTTCGCTTGCTTGGTGGTCTTCGTCCATGGAAATGGCATGGACCACTATAGGTTGAAGTAACTGCTGTTTAACGACAGGAAACACCGATGAATATTACCATCGGAGCCACCTTGACTGGTGGCAGCAGCGTCGCGCTCTCTCCCGCTGGGAACATTCAGGGGAAGAGTACGTTCGTCACTCCAGACCATGCACGTT